TATTGGTTTTGATGGTTTCAAGCGTAGTTCTGGTTCTCAGTATTACGGCTTGCTTGGCGTTGAAGCCTTATCAATCGTAAATACGATTGGTAGCATCGTACTCGACTACGCAAACGGACTTCGCAAGGATGGTATTGAATTGTACGCTCGTAAGTCTGGAGACTCCTTTACTGGCAAGGTCAATTTTGCCACGATTAGTTCAAGTTCTCCAAGCATTAACCTTGGAGGTCAATGCGACTCTGCTCCCGCTGGTGCGACTAACGGCGACCTGTGGATTTCCAACGCCGCCTCTCCGAAGATCACCTATCGGACTGGCGGAGTGAACTATAACCTTCCAGTCCTTAACCAGTTCAATACGTTCACGGGCCAGATGGTAATCGACACAAGCAGTAGCACAACTGCGGCCCTCCGTGTCACCCAGCGTGGCTCTGGTAATGCCATCGAGGTCGAGGACAGCACCACCCCTGATGCTACCCGCTTCGTCGTTGACCAGTTCGGTAAGGTCGGCGTCGGAACTACCCCTGACGCTACGGCGGCCATCAAGGTTGATGGAAACGGCATCTCGTTCAACGGACTTTCTTTTAATCCTACCGCTACCGCCGCCCATACTGGAGGCCCAGACACGCTCGACCTTCTTGTTACCATCAATGGCGTCAACTACCGCCTCGGCCTTCGCCCCGCTTAATTCTATGATCCTCGCACTCATATCGCTCATCATCGGCTTCGCTGGCGGCTTCTACGCTGGCGTCAAGAACGCCAACAGTTCCAAGATCTCAAAAGGCAAGGAACTGCTCGACGCCCTCAAGTCCAAGGAATAAGAGATGCGGTATCTGGCCTTGATCTTCCTCCTGGCTGGATGCTCATCCACTAAGCCAGAACTGCCGAAGCAACCTGACGCTCCGACAAACGGAGCCGTGGTTCAGTCTCTCGGAAAGGAACTGGATAAGACCGACAGCCGTGTAGGTGCGGCCATCGTGGTCGCCGTCGAGAACCTGGACAAGCCTGCTGTCGCAAAGGCCGAACTTGGGGTAGCATCGTCCTACCTTCCAGTGCCGTCAGAAGGAGACGTGGCTTTTGCCAGACAGCGTGCGGCCAAAGCGGACGCAAAAGCGTACGCTGACGCCATGGACTTCGGAAAGAAACTCCTAGCCAAGATTGATGGCAACTGGGCCAAGATGGAGGCCGACCAGAAGGAGGCCAAGCGTGTGTCCGAACTGAAGGACGCCCGTATTGCAGACCTCCAGAAAGAGATCGTCCAAATCAAGCAGGACGCCTCCCGTAACGTCTGGAGTCTCACGGGGGCTGGATTGGTCGTCCTTGGCGGAATCGCCTGTGCTTTCGCATCCGTCCGTATTGGCATCCCGATCCTCCTGGCTGGTGCGTTCGCTGGATCCATTCCTTTTATTATCGACAGCCCTTACTTTGAATACATCGCTGGTGCTACCCTGGTCGCCATCTCTGGCCTAGGACTCTGGTGGTTGTTCGACAAGGTTAGGGACTCCGTGAACAAGGATGAGTCCAACCCCCCCAAGTAATCCAGACGACTACCAACAGGTAGTTAAGGACGGGGTGATCGCCTCGGCCCTCGGATCTGCGGCCATGGTTGCCCGTCTGCTCCTGTCCACCGAGCCTGTGTCCTGGGGTTGGGTGGCTCGCCGTATCTTCGCCGCCGCCATCACTGCCGCCTTCGTCGGATGGGCTGTCTCCGAACACATACAGTCCATGCCGCTACGCTTCGCCGCCACGGGTGCGGCTGGCTATGCCGCCCCAGAGGTCTTGGACTACCTTTTGAAATACATTCACACTAGGGGACAGAAAGAGGTCGCCGCCGTAAAGAAGGGAGCCGCCAGTGCCAAAAGAAAAGCAAAGCGTAGATAACAACCTGTTAATCTCCGCAGGCATCATCCTTGGTATCTCGTCCGTCTGTGCCATCTATACTGCTTGGGTGGTAAATCAGGTTCTCAACGCCTTCGCCTCGACTGAGGCGATGGTCATGCTCATCACTGACTCTGGGATCAAGTCTGACGACCTAAAGACTGAGAGGCAGTTGTCTGAGGCGACCCTTGCCCTCCAGACTTCACGGGACGTTGCCGTTGCCCTCGTCGTGGCCTCACTGATGATGGGGATAGCGTTGGCTTGGCGACTTTGGGGGCAAAAGGCGAATAGGTAGATACCAACCATTCGATCAAAACGCCTTGGCGGGTGCTTTTTGTCATTCTGAGGGGGTTGTTCCTTCGTAAAACAGGGCCGCACCCACCTTTTTAGGGCTGATGATGCCGTTTGTGACCATCGCCTTGACCACGGCCTCGGCCTGATCCTTATTCAATCCGTAGTCGGACTCCAGTTCCTTAATCAAGGCTCCACGGCTAGTCATGGGCTTGGTCGAGAAATGGGCGTACTGCTGGCCCACCTCAAGCAAGGCGAACTTGGATCCAGGGGGAGCGACCTCCCATAGCACCTTGCCTTCGGCGTGGCGGAGTTTGATGGACAGGGTAGGCTTGCCGTCTGGCATCCGCATCCCAGCCAACTTACCACGCTTGGTCAGGTTGAAGGAGAAGATGGGGAAGTCCTTGGACTCACGGCGGACGTTGATGATCGCTCTCGCCCAATTTACGAGTTCCGAACTTCCTAGGCCACTGTATGCCATGTCGCTGATGGTCTGGCCTTCCGTGACCTCCTTCGGCTTCGGCTTACCTTCGTGGTGGGTAAAGACGATGATGCACCCCGTGTCCTTGAGGATGGGCTGGATGAGGTTGCGGAGGAAGTGGGAAGCCACCTCCTGCTTGGACAGGTCGCCTCCGACATAGGACAGGAGGGGGTCGCAGAAGATTACGTCCAGTTTCATGCGGACGACGATCTTGCGAACCAGGTCAGCGAAGTCCTTGCCCGTCTTGGTCGTCTCGGTGTAGAAGCGTAGGTTCTCCTTGAGGACTTGCTTATCAGCCGCCGACAGGCTCATGGAGGACGTGACACCCTGGTAGGACTCGGCCAAGTCTCCGACGTCGCACTCAGCCTGGATAACGCCCACACGGAGGGGCTTCTTGACGGGTATGCCGAACAGTTCACGACCCAAAGCCCAAGAGCAGGCCGTCTGCATCGTGAAGGAGGACTTGCCGATACCTGACTGTCCCGTGATGAGAAGGCTACCGCCACGGCACAGCCAGCGTCCGTGACCAATCACATGGTTAGGGTCGTGCTGGGTGTCGTAGGTTTCTAGGAAGTCCGTGTTGAGTTCATCGGGGAGATCATGGCCGTCTCGCCAGATCACCCAAGCATCCCAAGACTCAGCCCCCACCTTGAGGGCTACGACCTTCTGCTCCTTGTCCCCACGCATCACCCCACCTAGGCGTGACCAGCGGGAAGGGTTTTTATTCTGGGGGTCAGGTTCGTGGTCGGTCAGGAAGTCATACACCGTATTACGGCGTTCCTCCCACTGCTCCTTCGTCTCGGCATCCACCCGCACCCAGGCGTGGACGGATTTTCCGCCAGAGTCAATCAGGGCGGTGATTGGGAGGTTGGACTGGTGGAAGATTGCGATCTGCTCGTCCCTGCTTTTCTTGTCAAACTCGACGAGGACATGGCGGTAGGCCGACACGGACTGGTCGGTTCCAGAGAAGTCGTCAGCCTTGAAAGGATTGATGCGAAGCCAAGCACCCTGCTCGGTTGCGTCATAATGCTTCTTCCCCTTGGCGTCAGGCCCGAAGAAACGGGTGATCCATTCGGCTCTGGTCAGGAAGTTGCCCTTGGAGGCAGGGAAGTATTTTCCGTCCTCGTTCTGGCCTGCCTCGTTCGTGATGCAGACGATCTCATCGTCCTTGAACGCCGCTAACAGGAGGTCAGCGGTGGTCAGTGTTGCGGCAGGGAACGTGGCTTCAAAGACACGCTTCGGGTCGAACATCATGCGTCCATTGGATCCTACGGCACGCTCCTGCTTGCCCAACCATCCCTTCGGACGTTCGTGCGGCTTGACGTAGGCATCGTTCAACTTGTGCCTGAGTTCCTTTTCACCCCATGGCGGGGAGCAGTGGGATACGTTCCATTCCTGGAGCAGAGTCCAGGCGTCGTCCCACCCCAGTTCAAACCCGTGAGCCAGGATGCTGGCCGCACGATAGGTTGCTGGGTGTCCACCCTGTCCTGAAACGGCGTGAGGTAGTTTGGCAAGGTAGGCTCTCGCCCCCTTGATACGGTCGGTTGTTGTCATGTTGGGTGGCTAGTCTCTGACGATGAAATGGCACATAGGGGACTTGGAACCGAGGATGTTGTATTCGATGTAATCTACGGCTTCTTCGTAGGTTTCACATCCTCCCTCCATCATCACCGCTACCAGCATATCATACGAATAGACCAGCGTGCCGTTCTTGTATTGATGCACGATGGCCTTGTCAAAATCTTCCCGTGGCTCGATGCGGACGGGACGGTATTTCTTCCTCTTGGATCTCATTTGATGAGTTTGAAGTAAGCACACTTACGGGCAGTCCTGCCGTCGGCAACCATGAAGTATCTTGCCTCCATCAGTTTGTTCTTAACGGCCAATCGGAGGTAGTCACGGGTGCGGGACAGAGACTTGTTCCATTCTTTCGCCCAATGCTTAGTGTTGTAAAAGTTAGGCGGGACTTGCTCACGGGAGTCCTGTTGGATCTGGTAGAGTTTGTCCAGCAGACGCTGGGCCTCAGATTTCACGGGAGATGCCATTGGTCTGCGTTATCGTGGATGTGAAGCGTCGGGTAAAGAGAATTGTCATTGTATTCGCCATAGACGAAGCCCTGGCCCCAACCGAGGGTAGAACGGCGTGTGTTAGCGTAATCCATAGCACCACGTCGAGTGAGAGTCCCGACGGACATACCGATAGGAGAGTCGATGCGTCGTCCAATCTGTTGCATAGGCTTGTGGGTATGTGCGAAGATAACGTTGCCGTACATCTCAGCCATGTCTCTGGCAGAGTTCTCATTGTAGATCGTCCCGTGGGTGAAGATGAAGTTGCCCAACTTGTAGCACTGCCAGACCCCTGTGTATGGGAGGTAGAGGGCGTTCTGTTTCTGACAGGTAGTATTGATGGCGTCCAGGGAAGTCTCGGCGGCCATCACTCGGAGTTGGTTGCTGGAATGAAGGTCACGGCGTAGGCGTGCCTCATGGTTGCCTTCCAGGACGACGTTGCATCCTAACTGGCGGATGAAGTCCAAGCCGCCGTCCAGGTCTGGACGGATAGCATCGCCCTCCCCGTTTGCCGATCCCATATGGGCGGACATATCCGTAAAGTCCCCCAGGTGTATGACCGTATGGGGGTGGTATTCTTTCTTGAACGCAAGGACGGCGGCTACGGCCTTCGGATCTGCGTAGATGCCGTGGGAGCATCCCACCGCCATAAACCGCCTAAGACCAGTGCCTTGCGTGATGCGTTTCATTTAACCTTGGCCTTGAGTCGTGAAGCCTTGAACTTCCGATACCGCTTCTGGTATGCCTTTTGGTAATTCCTCCTGTGAACAATCTTGGTAATAGCGTGAATATCCAAGGCGGCTTTGTAGGATAACATCACGAAGGAATGGTTGCCCCTCTTGGCGGCTCCAATGGCTAGGCCAAGGGCGGCTAGGCCATTAACCTTCCTTTCGTTTAGTTCGTTTGACCTTTCGGGTGGCTCGTTTGTTTCCATTGTTGGTTGCTATGAATTGTTCGACGTTGATCAGTTCGATGGCCTTTTCCAAGGATAATCCAAGGGACTTGGCACGTTCTTCCAGGTCGGGAATGTTCTCCTTAGTTAGATTCTTTCTTTTCGACATAGACTCCTTTGATATCGCCAGCCTTGGCCGCTTTAAGGACGGCATCTCGGTTGTTCTCGCCGTAAATAACGAGGCAACTAGACGCCATCGCTGGCATACCCCTGAGTCCGTTCACATGGGAAAAGGCGATGCGACCCTCAAAGAAGAAGATCCCAGTCGCCCTTTGCCAGCAATACTTGTGGAACCATTTGGTTTCCGTCCTGGCAAACACAAGGGCTACGCCGTTGCCGTGGAGGGATAACTTATCCATCCAGACCTTGATCTGACTGCCGTAAGGAGGGTTCATCCATACACGGCCTTCCCACGGTTGGACTAGCCCATCGTCCTCAATCGTGTAATGCTTCTTGGCGGTAGGCCAGGGGCGGTTGATCGGGGACGATGGGTCTAGGTCGAACTCACCTAGGGAACTGATTAGTTCAGGAGGCGTAAGCCATTCGTCCTTCGTGTTATCGTCACGGAAGAAGTATCTAGTCTTATCGGTCATTGAGTTTAAAATCAGCCCCCCACTGGTCGGCCATGGCGTTTGCGATACCCATGAAAGTCCTGCTACGGACAGTCCCACGCTGGGACTTCGGGAGAAGTGAAGCCTCATAATACCACATGGGCTGACGCTTCTTCTTGCCCGTCTTTTCACAGATCCACTCCTTGAACTCGCCCTTCTCGACGATGTTCGTAGGGACTAGGAGGGGAAGGTTTTTAAGCCAGAGACAGGTGGACTTGCTCGCCTTATCCCCGAACATCCAAGGGTGAACAATCTGGTCAGGCTTCCTGATCTTGGAGGAAATGACGCTGATCGGGTTCTCGATGGCGATTTGAGGAATGTCAGCCTGCATCAGTTTCCAAACGAAGTCTAGTGCGGCCTGTTGCCTTCCGTCCGCAATCTTGGCTGGGAAGTGCCTGGAACCACTTACCGAAAGATGCGTGCATGGAGGATGGGCAATCATCAGATCCCACTTCTCCTTTGAGATAATGTCGAACACGTCGCCTTCGTAATGAGGCCCAGGAACCTCGGTAGGCTTAATGTCGCACGACATGGCATCATGTCCACGCTTGATGAAAGCGTCACGGACAGCACCAGAACATTCGCAGGCGATCAGGACTTTCATTTGTAGTTCCCGTCCCTGGCTTCGGCCCATTCCTGCATGGCTTCGGCAAGAGGTTCACGGTGGCGGTAGCAATACCAGACCTCATCACCCGCTTCACGCAAGGCTTCCAGATCACGTTTTGCTTTCGCTAGTTGTTCGGCAAGTTCACGCACCTGTTTTCCGAGGTCAAGGACGCTCTTGTTCAGGTTGTGGAAGTGGACGTATTTGATGGTTATTTCCATCAGTTCGTTTGGGGAGTCCATTTGTTCAGGGAAAATAGGTATTGCCAGCGTTGTTTGTCTGCGGCGGTCGTGCGTTCTACTTTGGCCTTTTCGTATGGCGTGAGTCCAGCCTTTTTGAAAGGTTTGTTTTTACCGCACTTGCCACGCTTGGTCACTGCTTGCCCTCCAAGAAGTCGCATCGGTTCTGGAGTTCCTCGACCTGTGCTTGCAGTTTCTCGTTCGGGATGATGGTGCGGGTGGTGAAGGCGGTCAGCCGCTCGACCTCGGCCTTGAGGCGGGCGTTCTCGGCAATAGTATCATCGAACAATGCTCGGTTGAACTGTGCGTGTAGTTCACTCACATCGACACGGAGGCTTGCCAGACGATACCGCTCGGCTT